TATCGGCGGTTTCGACCTTGGCCTTTCCTGGGCGGGTTACGATATCGCTTGGCAGGTAGAGCAAGACGAATGGTGCCGCAAGGTCTTAGCGAAGCACTGGCCCGATGTGGCGCGTTTCACGGATGTCTGCGACTGCGGACTCCACAACCTCGAACCCGTCGATGTGATCTGCGGCGGCTTTCCCTGTCAGGACATCAGTCTTGCGGGCAGACAGGCGGGGTTGGACGGTGAACGCTCGAGTCTTTGGTGGGAAATGCGGCGCATCGTGGGCGAGTTACGACCCCCATACGTCATCGTGGAGAACGTCCCAAACCTCTTTATTCGGGGATTCGATCGAGTTCTTGGATCGCTTTCCGAAATCGGGTATGATGCGGAATGGGGAGTTATATCCGCTAACGATGTCGGAGCACCCCACCTCCGACAACGCCTCTGGATTGTGGCCTACCCCATTGGCGCAAGAGGCGAAGCATGGGACGGTGACGGATTGGGAAATGGAAACGGATCATGTCGGCACCAAGGAGTCGCTGCGGGTCAAGGTGGCGAAGGCGGAGCAGACGCAATGGAGGACGCCTCATGCACATTGTTGGAAGAACGCATCCACGATGGAAGAACGCAAAGGGAAGACTCTCAATCTGCAAGATCAAGTAAGGAATTGGCCCACCCCCACGGCGATGACAGGCGGGGAGCAAGTAGCCCCGTCTCATGTGGACGGCAACCACGGGTGGAACATCGGCGCGGCGATACAGGACTCGATGTCTCAGAACCCGCAGAAGAATTGGCCCACACCATCGGCCCGCGATTGGAAGGACACACCGGGGATGTCTCCTACAGCAACGAACCCGGACGGGTCGCATCGAGACCGGACGGATCAGTTGCCCCGGAAAGTGTATGCGAACGAACCAGATGGCACCACCCAGGGTGGGTCTCTGAACCCAACGTGGGTAGAGTGGCTCATGGGGTATCCAAGCGAGTGGACCGTCTTAGAGGAATAGGCAATGCCATCGTGCCGCAGATCGCCTACTGGCTGGGCACACGGATAAAGGACGCGCAATGACGGCGATACAGGTAGCCAAATACGGCCCGGAGCGCACGGCACAGGTGGAGATCGGTGCCTTCTATCTGGTGCGGGGCAACGACAGTTTCGGTGAGGCTATACCGGAGCAGATCATCCGCGTGGAGTCTAAGCCCCGGTATCCCTTTGTCGCTTCACCCAATCCGGTGGTCAAGGCCAGCGTATGGATGGCGTTACCCGAATTCGACGGTCTGCTGCACTTCCAGCAGCATGACTACCCTCTGTCGCTGGTCAACACCACCGATCATGGGACGGTGGGTTCCCACGACCGGCACTTAGAGCGCGTTGAACTAAAGAACTTGCTACATCATCCAGACTACGGACCGCTGGCCCGCGATATGGTTACACGGGGGAGGATGATCATCCGATGAAGGTGCATCTTACCCCTTCCGAACTGTACCAAGCGGCGAATGTCGGTTGTATGCGTCAATGCACCAACCTCCGCGATGGGCGCAAGCATCGCCATGGGGCGGATGCCTCTGTCGGCTGGTCGCTCAATATAGAGGGGGCCTGTGGTGAGGCGGCGGTAGCCAAGGCGTTGGGTATCTACTGGTCCGGTTCGTTGGGGGACTTCAAGGCCAAGGACGTGGGTGCACACCAAGTGCGAACGACTCATTACCCCGATGGGTCACTCATCCTCCATAAAAGCGACTTGAACGAGGATGTTTTCTTGCTCGTCACCGGATTGGCCCCCGAATATGAAATCAAGGGGTGGATACAGGGGTTCGAGGGCAAGCATCTGAAGCATTGGCGCACCGACACCGGGCGTCCGGCCTTTTTCGTGCCGCAAGAGGCATTGTATCCGATGGCGGAGTTTAAAAAATGCTGATCGAAGACCCGATCCTTCATATAGGCGTCGATATAGCCACCAAGAGGGACACTTCTGCCGTGGCGGCGGTCTACAAGCACCCTTTTCGCAACCAGTATCACCTCTGGGGGTGCAAGATCTTCACCCCGCCGGTCAATATTCACAAGACGGTGGTTGAACTACTGATCAAACTGCTCGAAACGGAGCGGATCGCTCAGATACAGTACGATCCGTACCAGTTTGCCTCGGAGGCCCAGCGATTGGCGGATGCGGGGTATGATCGGTTGGTGCGCGAGGTCAACCAGCAGACCGAAATGGTTGAATTTGCAAACACCTTGGATGCCCACATCAAAAACGGCACCCTGTTGCTCTATAACGACCCCATCCTACGGTCTCACTTCTCTTGGGCGGCAGCACAAAACACCGAACGCGGGTGGCGCATCATCAAACGCCGTCAGTCGCGCCAGATCGATGCCGTGGTAGCTATTGCGATGGCGTTATCCGGTGCTACGGCGGATGTAGGCTACCTCAACCACCCCGTATACAACGAAGAGAACCATTCACGTTCACTGGTGGGGGTGCCGTAGTGTATCACCTAGTCTCTCAAGAGCGCAACGGGCAGATAGAGGTCGTTTATCACCTGGAAGCCGATGACCGCAAGCAAAACCGCACGGACGGCGAGATCTTTCGCTATGAACTGAGCCGTATTGTCATCGGGCTGGGCATCGAGGACGGCACCGCCTTCATCGTGGTGGTGGGCGAACGCACCTACTGGCACCCCGACAACAAAAGGCGTCCCGAACGACTCTACGTGGTGCTTGATGAGGCGGAGCCTCGCACACCTGCAGAACTGTTGGACAAGGCGGTGGAGTATAAGGACAGATACCTCGCCCATATGACCTATATGCCCGCCGAACCGGCAGGGCTAGTGGATGCGGCCCGCCGCCATGAGGGGTTGACCTATTACCAGTTCACGGACGGCTTCGTCAACCGTGAACGGTGGCCCACCTACGTCTCCTACGATACCCGCAGTGGACTGACGGACCTACGCGTCCCCGGTGCGGCCACCCTCCATGGGGACTTGGAACTGTTGCTATCTACCACCGTCCTTGATCCAGCTACCAACAAGGCGTTGACGGATCGGCCTGGGCCTATGGGCCGTCCCATACAAAAACTGCTATTTCCGAACGATTTCCCCACCGCCCGCACCCGCACCGCCGTACGGCAGGGACTGCTCCCTCTCTGCCGCCCCCTATGGTGCGCGGTGACGGGCTTGGAGCAGTCGATGCCGCGCCGTCAAAAGGACGCGGATACCAACAAAGAGCAACTCTCCGGTCACCCCGTCACAGGATACTGATTATGACCCTGCAAGATCTTTACCAGCGATTGGATTGGACGGCGGTGGATGCGGGCCATACGGAGTGGGAGCAAGACCATGATGAGGCTATCCGTATTGACCGTGATGCCCTGCGTCAGCACCGCCTGGAACGACTCCACTACGGTATCGCCGCGTTGAACGGGTCGGAGGATATGCGCCATTGGTGGATGCTGCCCACCGTCATCCGGCAACAAGTGGCGGACAGCTACTCGCAGATGGGGTTGATCGATGAAAAAAATTAAGGTCACAGAAGACCAGTTGCGGCGGGTCTGTAGGCTGTATTCAACCAACAAGGATGCGGCAGAGGCGTTGGGTATCGGCACTCAGCACCTGTATAAATTGTGCAAGAAATACGGCGTCCAGCGTCCGGTGATCGGCAGACGGCCCACCAACAGCATCCATGATCGTAAATAATCGAAAATACTCACTTGACAAGGCGTTGCGCGTAACCGTTAGGTCGATATTATGGCGGCACCTCAATTTGCAGCACCCGAACCCATCCGGTTCAGCGAGGAGGATAAGGAGTCAATCCTTGACCTCGTTGGTGACCTGTATGATGACGGGATACAGGGTCGGCAAGAGTGGGAAGGTTCTCACGAACTGTACGACCAGATGTTCCGTGGGAAGACCGAACCGCGCAGTGGACCGTGGGAGGGCAGTAGTGACCTCCACGTCCAGATGCCGTATTGGTTGGTCGATAGTGTCAACGTGCGCCTCACGGCGGGCGTCTATAACCAAAACCCCCTCGTCGGTGGACTTGCGGAAGAGGATAACGACCAAGAGACGTTTGCCAAGGCGGCGAACCTCGTAGAGTGGGATCTGCAAGCGAAGCGCATGAATGCGCGGTCTCTATGGAATAGGGCCAGCAAGATACGCCTTATCCACGGTTGCAGTGTGTCGCTACTGTCGTATGCGGCGGATACCTATAAGTACCGCACCAAGGACATCGTCCCAGAAGTTGTTGAGGATGAAGACGGCGTAGCGCGTCTGGTGGACAGTGAGCAGATACGCGAGGAGGAAGGCGTCCTCTACGATGGGCCGGTACTGACGCCCTTGGAGTGGGACGATTTCGTGGTGCCCACCTCCGCGATGAACTGCCAGCCCAACCGCCCCTCCAACCCCGGTGGTGCCGATTGGGTCATCGTCCGGCAATGGGAACCCCTGTCGCTCCTGTTTAAGAAGGCGGCATCGGCGTATGTAGAGATCGAAGGGGAAGAGGGGGAACGCGACTTCTGGATCAACGCGGCCCCATCGCAAGACCGATCCAATACCGGAGGCACGGGGCAGAACAACCGGCGGGTGCGGCATCAAGATCGGCGCGATGGACTCAACCGATCCGCGCAGTCGCACGATAAAGCCTCGGCGCGTCCCAACCCCGAATTTGAAATACTGACCTACTTTGGTCCCTACCCCGATCCCGATACCGGCGATGACGAGGAAATGGTCGTTTTCATATCGCGGTCCCCCAAGAAAGTCCTTGGGGCTTTTCGGTTGTCGGACCTGTATTTTCGCGGTCACCGCCCGTTGCTCGAAATGCATTACCAGACGGTCTCCACCCGCTTCTACTCCATGGGCATCATGGAGATCGTCAAGCACCTGTCGGCGGAGCTCGATACCATCCACAACATGCGGTTGGATGTAGGCTTCGCTACCAACTTGCCCTTCTTCTTCTATAGGGCGAGTGCGGCTTTTGACCCCGATGAGGTCGAACTTAAACCCCTCAAGGGTATCCCCGTGGACAACATCGGGGACGTGCAGTTCGCGGCGATGTCGAACGTCACCAGTTTTTATGCCCAGGAAGAACAGATGCTCTACACCCTCGTAGAGCGAGTGGTGGGCGTCACCGATCTGTTCCTTGGGATATCGCCTACGCGGGGTGCTGCGGCTCGTCATGCCACCGG